AGTGATAGTATCACTAAGATAAGGAATGACATCAATTGGAATAGGAACATAAGTAGGGGGGTATCGCATTGATGATTAGACGTTAATATGAGTGAGGAGGAGGTAAAGGCGATGGTAGAGAGTAAGAAGAGGATAATGATAAAAGCAGTTAGTGATGGGTGTACTATTGGGGAGGCAAGGAAGGAGTGAAAGGTAAGGAATTGGATATGGGATATAATGTTGGAGGATATGGCGTTTGTAGAGGAGTTAGAGTTTGCTGTAGATAGTGATATCAGGTTAGCGAAGAGTAAGATAAGGTTAGGGTTAGAGAAGGACGATTGTGAGGAGTTTGCATTAAAGTATTTGAAAGCTAAACTACCTAATGAGTATTGAAGTCAGAGCATAAATATGACACACTGAGTGAAGGGGAAGGAGGATGATAATAAGAGTGTGGATGAGATGTTAATACAGTATTATCAGGAGTAGTACTGTTTTCTTTTTTATTTTAGATTTTCTTTTTTATGTGATGACCGACAATACAGAAGTGATAGAGGCTACAGATGTTATAGAGACAGATGCGATAACATTGAAGCATATAATGGATATACCAGAGAACGAGTTAAGCATTAATGATAAGGAGATGTGAGAATTAAGTTTTGAGCAGAGGTTATTTAAATGGAAGGCGAATGTTAACAAGAGTGTAGCTAGTAGATTAGAGTATATACATTGTGTGCAGGAGAATAATAAGAAGATAAGATTAAAGATATTACAGAGGAGTACAGGGGATGATTGGAAGAAGATAATAGAGACATGTAGAGCAGACCCTATATTTTTTTTCAATATGTTTTTATGGACGTATAATCCTAGATTAGATAAGCCACATGTGCCGTTTATAACATATCCATATCAAGACCAGTTTATCAAGGATATTATAGAGAGTGTAGAGGTAGGTATAGATGTCTGGGTAGAGAAGAGTAGGGATATGGGATTAAGTTGGACGATGTTATGAATATTTTTATGGTGATTTTTATTTAAGGAATGGTCAGTATTATTAGGTAGTTATAAGGAGGATTATGTAGATGCACAGTGAAATATGGACTCAGCATTTGAGAGGTTAAGGTATATGTTAAAGAGATTGCCTAAAGAGTTAAGACCGAAAGATGTATTAATAAAGTATATGAATATAAGTGCAGAGTGATGTTGAGAGATATCAGGTGATGTGTGAGTTAATTTCTGAACATGATGAAGAAGGAAGGTAGTATTTATGGATGAGTTTGCATTACGACCTAGAGATGAGACAGCATTACAGAAGACAAAGGATGTTACAGAGTGTAGGATATTTTGATGAACACCTAATGGTACATGAAACGTATATGGTAAAGTTATGACAAACCATAAGTCATATAGGCATTTACTAAACAAGAAGATAAGGCTACCACGAAGATTGCATCCATTAAAGACAAATGTTTGGTATGAGTTTCAGAAGATGACAAGGACAGCAACAGATTTAGCACAGGAGGTAGATATCAGTTATGAGACAAGTGTAGTAAATGCAGTTTATCCTTTATTTTTACAGATGGCAACAAAAGGTACATACGTATATGATATGAACAGACATACATATGGTAGTTGGGATTTTGGTAGAGATAGTATAGCATTTTGTTTATGGCAAAAAGATTTCCAGACATGAAATGTATATTTAATTAAATCGTTTAAGAGGGTTAATTGGAATATAAAAGATTTTGCTGGACTAGTGTTAGGTAAGCCATATGCAGGTAATAGTTGGGTATATGATGAAAAGGACTTCAAGGTTATGAAGTTTATGCAATTAGTTAGGTTTCATGACCATTTTGGAGACCCATATAATAGTGATAATAGGACAGTGCTTAGTGATGATAGTATAAGGAAAGCGTTAAGGGAGATGTGAATACATATAACGACTAATAGGAAGAGTACATTAAGGGAAAGGATAACTAAGACACAACTATGAATGAATAGATTATTTTATGATAAAGATAATTATGAACGAGAGCAGAGTATAATACAGAGCCACTATCCACAGAAATGAGAGAATAGAGAACTGGTAACAGAACAGAGAGCACCAGTACATGATGAGAATAGTCATTTCAGAACTTGTACAGAATATTTCTTTGATAATGAACCATTAACTACATGAGAAGATGATGGACTAGTTGTTAATAGTTGACTTTATTCTTAGACTTAAAATCGCACAAAAAATAGTTACACATAATATATGTTCATGTTATAATAATTAATGAAAGGTAACCTATATGGTTACTTTTTCTTTTATCTGTATTTTAGAATGATGAAAAAGTCAAGCTAAAATAAAAATGTCTTGATTTATCATAATAAAAGTGTATATCACAATTGATGAAAGACCGATAATTTAGTTACTAAATTAATAGATGGAGTTTAGTAAAAACGATTTACAGAAAATAAAAGACCAAGTTGTAGCAGAATTTCAATCATCTAGAATTGCAACAGAGACAAAGAGGTCACAGTTTATAGATAGGCATTGGCTATATCAAACTGTAGCAGAGGACGAGAAGGTAAAGGTTAATATGATTAGGTGATTAACTAATTCATTATTAGCGTTATACTATCAGAACAAATTACAAGTTAAATGGTCTAGTAGAGATTTGTATCATTTCGTAGAAGCAAGGAACTTCCAGAATGTATGTTCATACGATTATGATAATCTAGATATGGAAGTAAAGGATTATCAGAATCAGAAAAACAGATTCCTTAAATGAGTATGAGTTAGGGTATTAACATGACGAGATGATGAGAACAAAAATCCTACATATAAAGTAGTAGACCCATTAGCTTGGTTTCCTGACCCTAGATGACATTCTCACATAAACAACTTTGACTTTATGTGATTTGAAACTATTATGCCTGTAGAGGCTATCAAGGCAAAGCAAAAAGAATGAAAGCGAAGGAAGATAACAGTTGAACCAGGACTAACACCTGAAAGTCAACAGAGGGTACAAGATAGAGCAGTACCTAGACAGATAAACTGAGTTAACAATCCTATAGAGAAAGATACAGTAATATATACACATTATACTATGTATCAAGGAAAGCCTATCCAAGTTACTATGTGGAAGAGAGAAGGTATCCTAGATGCTAAAGTTATCTGACCATTAATGAATGGAGATAAACTAGATAAATGTGGATTAAAGTTTCCTGTAGCTTTAAACTACTATGAACCATTAGAGGGAGACCCACGAGGAATAAACTTGTATGATATAGTAGAGGATAAACAGAAATTAAAGACATTGATGTATAACTTAATAAGGATACAAGCTATCAAACAAGCATTAGGAGGTAGAGTATTCTTAGATAGAAACATATATACTAAGTCTAAGAAGATATTAGGTAAAGGAGTATTATGACCACAGTATATTCCTGTAGATGGTAACTGACAGAACATATCTAATATGTTATTCATTGAACCAGAAAAAGGATTAAATGCTGATGTATATAACTTCCCTCAAATCTTAGATAATCAAGCTGAGAGTGATACAGGTATCAGTAAGTTAACTAGATGAATATGAGATGCCAATATTTGAACAGCTACAGAGGTAGAGGCAGCACAAGCAAATACTAATGTAAACCTTATATTAGGTAATAAGATAAATGCTTGGTGAGAGAAAACCTTTTGGCAGTTATGGTATATGTTCTATAAGTATTACTTTAGTGATAAAGATGAGAAGTATGTAGAACTAACTAGATGAATAAGTCCTGCATGAGATATATTTAATAGGAAGCATATCATAACAGGAAATGACCCAAGAATACAGATACTTAATAAGGGTGATTTAGATAATCAAAACAGAGCAGACTTAGATAAGTTTACTCAGCTATATGCTATGGTTATGGCAGATTGAACTACATCATTAGTAGAGAAAAGATTTATGAAAAGGAAGTACTTTGCTTTACTATGAATGAGTGAGAGTGAGATAGAACAAGCATGTAGATATACAGAAGCTGAACTAGATGCAAAAGAGCAGGTAATATTGCTTAACAATAATATACCTGTACAGATAGGAAGTATGGATGAAGACCATTATACATACTTAACAATCTATCAGAGTG